TCATATCCACCGCTCCAGTATAGGGAATGGCGGCGTTCATGGTGTGAGTGCCAGCGGTCGTGCTTTGGTCAAACACCGCCGTGTCTTGGGCAAGCGGGAAGAAGTCTGTATTCGGAGAACCGCCCGACGTATCCGACCACTGATCGTCGGACCAGTTGCCCGTGCCGATGCGGAAGCAGTTCTTGGGCGTCGAGAACGTAATACCGACGTTGCCACGTAAGTCGCCAATGCGAGTGCCTGTCAGCGTCCCGCCTGTGCCAGTGACACGAATATCACGGAAGTCCACGTCGGTCACAGTGCCAATGGTGGCGATCTGCATATCGCGCAGTAGGCCATAGGTCGAGGAATAAAACCAAGCGCGGCGGTTGCCCTGAGTGCTAGAGGTCGAGAACGTACCAGCGATGACGAAGTTCAGACCAACAGAAAACTCCGTGACGCCATTAGCAGGCTCAGGCGTGAAGGTCAGGTTAGCACAGGTGGCGTTGTCTGTAACCGTGACGATGTAGTGGGCGGTGGCAGAAGCCGCATCGAAGATCGCATTGTCAGAGGCTGTAGGAACAGAAGCGCCAGAGGCACCGCCTGACGTTGTGGACCACTTCGTGGTGCTGTCCCAAGACCCCGATCCACCAACCCAATAACGATCCATTTAGACCTCTACAGGCTTGAGGACCGTCTGGCCGTCGATCTCGACCTTCTCATAGGTTGCGCCGTCGATCTCCACGGTGTCCGGCTCTGCTGGTGGAGCCTCCACCACGGCAATCCAGTTGTCCCGGCGCTGCACCTTCATAGCCTCGATCTCAGCGTCACTGAGACCGTGGTTGTCGGGCAGGTGCAGCGCATCACGGAACTTGCCGTGGGCGGTGTCAAACTCGAAGTCGATCTTCATGGTAACCTCTTATGCGATGCGGATGATCGCGTTCGAAGCATCCGCTGTCGGGAACTGGATGGTGAACGTGCCAGCCGTCGAGGTCTTGTCCGAGCCGAAGTCCAACACCACAACCGCAGGATCGCCAGCAGCCGTGTCGTTGTAAATCAACGCACCGCGAGCCGTAATGGTCGCGGAGGTGAACGACAGGTCGTCGAAGTCGGTAAAGGCCGTCGTGCCGCTCGTCGTCGGGGTCACGTTGGTCAACGTGCCGCCGCCAGCCGAGTAGGTGCCAGAGTTGCCGACCTCGTTGCTCGAAGTGTAGGCCGTCGTCGCCGCCGTGAAGGAGGCACTGTTCGTGTACAGCGCCAGCTTGAACGTGTTGCCGGTGGACGCTGTGAAGTTGTGAACAGCTTGCATCAGCTCTTTTTTAAAGCTGGTGCACATAAAATTGCCCGTGAAACTCATGTCAAAGTCCCTTTATCTGTTTGGACAGATCGGAAAAACCCGCCTGCTCCAGTTTCGCCACGACCGTCGCACGGTCCTCTGCTGCAGCCATCTTAACATAGTGCAGGACAACCGCCAACATCTGCTCTCTAAACGCGCGGGCCTGCATGGCAAGTTCCGGCGGGGCCGTGTCAGCAACGCGGATCAGGCGATCAACGCAAAGTTCAGCCACCTGCTCGGGGCTATGGCCACCGTTGGTGGAGGTCATGACGCTAACAGCGCCGGGGGATGCTGATCCAATGAACATCAGGTCGCCCCGCCAGATTTGACGCCGTCGCGGTAGTCATCGCGCTTAGATCGCAGGTCGATGCCAAACAGCTGTGCCATGGCTTCCATGTAGCGGTTCGTGTAGAGCTGGAGCATATCGGCGTCCCCCTTGAGGTAGGTATACGCTTCGACGAGCGAACCATACAAGAGAGCGGTTTCGGCGTTGGTTCCGAGCCACGACGTGCCGGTGGCTACAATGGACGGCGGGTCGTAGTAGTAATGGAGCTCGACGGTGAACACACCGCTCGGAGTCGGGCCAAGGATGAAGTTACCCTCTGTGCCAACCTGATCGCCGTCGAACTGCGCGTAATACTTCGGAAGCCCCTGCGTAGAAGGGCCCGGGTAAGCCTCACGGATGAAGTTGACGTCCTTGTCGTACAGATAGCTGTAGTTCCCAGAGCCATCTACAACCGCCAGAGAGAACACGGACAGGAAGTCGGACGGACGGGCAAGGTATTGATTGCCCGCCGTCGTTGCCGCAGTAGCGTTCTTACGTAGCTCAGGAATCTGCACCGACCGGTAGATACGCTCCTCGGCCTGCTGAACGAACGTAGGGATGTTCGAGACAAAGCTCGTTTCCGAGGTCTCGAGATAATCCTGCAGGGCCTGAGTGAGCTCGGTGTAGTTCATCTGTTAGCCGTTCTTGCTGTAGGAGCCGCCTTTGGAGGCCGAGCCCATGCCGCGGCACTTACCGCCCATGGCCATCTTCTTGGACACAGTCCCACCGGCTGCCTTCTTTATGAGCGGATTGCTCTGCTCAGACATAAAGGACTTTGCCTTGGGAGCCTCCTGCTTATAAGTGTCGATAAGCTCGTTGTCACGCTTATAGCGTTTGTCCTTTTCGTCAAAAATCTGCTGACGTTTGCCAGTTGTAACTGATTTGTACTCACCCTCGCCAAACTTACGGCGATATCTGACCTTGTCGAGAAGAGTCGTTGGGACAGCCTCATCAAGATCGTCAGAATAGCGTTTTTGAACGCGGTCTCTCAGCGAAGGCGCGGGCTTAGGCGCGGGCTTAGGCGCGGGCTTAGGCGCGGGCTTCGGGGAGCGTTTGGGGGTGGCTTTTCCCGCTGCGCGGGCCGGATTGGGCTTGTCGGCCATGTTCATTTACCCTTTTTGGTGGTTGCGGATGCTTTGCCGCCCATGGCCATCTTGCCGACACCGTCAGCGGCGAACGCCGGGACTTTCTTCCCGCCCTTTTCGACCATCTTGAGCTTGCCGCCCATGGCTTTGTACACCAGCTTCGGCGGCTGCGAGTGCTTCATGGCGCGGTCAGCTGCGGCATCAGCCGCGTCTTCGGCTTCCTTGTCGCTGCGGGTGCGAGGGCGAATGCTGCCTTTGGGAGCCAACTTGCTCAACGGCTTCAAGTTAGCACCCGGATTGGTGCCCCCGGATGCGGTAACTTTCAACTTCGCGTTCTTCCGGCGGTTCGCCGCGTCGACGCCCATGACCTTGCCCTTCATCTCATTCTCCATCAGTTGTGACCACGGTCACGGTTCCAACAGACCCTACCATATCCTGAATAGGGTTCCAAACGGGATTCCAGCCGAACAACCCGTTGCCCGGAGCGTAGTCTGGGCGCGGATTCTGCAGTGCCTGCGGGTCGTTGATCTTCACCCGGCCTAGAAAGTTCTGCGGCTGATCTGGGTCAACGATGTCGCGGCCCACTCGGAAGCCTGTCTTGACGCCGTTCTGATACTCATAGACGAGATCAGAGAGCTTATAAGTAAAACCGCTGCGGTCGCAGATACCGAGGGCTTTGCTTCCCCTTGCGTATGCGGGCATCAGACACCCCCGATCATCATCGTGTTGAACGGCACAAAGCTGACCGAGGATCGGTCACGGTCCTCACCAGCAGCCAGCTCGAACTGCTCATCGTAAATCTGCTTAAGCGGCAATATGCGAGCCATGGCTTCGGGCTTTTTCATGGCGATGTAGTAAGCCAGACCCGAGACGAGGGCGGGCACGAAGCGCGGAGGGATGTTGGTGGTGTCTCCGCCGATACCCGAAGCAAGGCCGTCAATGCCCTTGAGGCGATAGTAGAACAGCGTGTAGCTCTGTGAGTTATCCGGCGTCGGCCAGAACGTCACCGTCGTGCTCGTCGGCAGGCGCTGCACGAACACTTGGGTCGGACGACCCGTGATCTGCTTGTTGGTCTGCTGGGCGTAGGTTGACACAGAGATGCGCTCGAGCGCGGTGTCCGTCTGGGCGGTGCCCGTCCCGGTACGCATCTGATGCTCGATGATGTCGATTGTCCCAGTCGGCAGTGTGTAGGTCGTGGTCCCCGCCACAAGGGCGAGAGTGCCAGACTCGATGGTGAAGAGGTTAAGGCCCCGGTTGGCCCACTCAAGCGTCATCAGGTTCAGAGACCGGCGAGCGGTCTTTAGGTCGTAGCCCGAGCGCATCTCGAGGCCAGCCCGCTCAAAGGCTTCCTCAAAGAGTTCCGGCAGATCGGGTACGATGACGGCCATGGTTTAGTCCCTGAATTTCGCGGTCTTCTTCGCGATACGTTTCGGCTGTGCCACGAACTGCTTGCCCTTGGCGGTGCCCTCGCGCTTGGCTCGGGTTGTCGCAGCATACTCTGCAGGGCTCAGCGCGTCACGTGCCTTCTTCGGGAGATAGCGTTCGCCGGTCTTACCAGACGGCTTACCGCTCTTGGTGCCCCAGTCCTCTTTCCCCCACTTGCTGAGGGACTTCTGAGCGGCGGTCTTCTCACCTGAATAACCGCCGCCCTTTTCTTTGTAGATTTTCCCAGCGAGCTGCATGGCGCGGGCGGAGTGTTTCCCGCCCATCTTGGCCTTGGCTTGTGCCTTAGACTGTTCCCAGAGCTTCTCGTTGGTGCGGCCCATGGCTACTTGAACCCCTTCGAGCACTTGGCTGCGCGGGCACAGTCAGCAGGATAGCTGCACTGGGCGCAGGGTGTGAACACTGGAGCTTGGGTTGTCGCGACAACACCCGCTACCGCGACAGTTTCGGCGGTGTCCTTTTTTGTGGGTTTCTTGCTCACCGCATCGTCCCTTTTGTGTGGCCCTTTTTGCACATCCCGTCGCCACGAGTGACTGCCCCGCCCTTGGCGTAGCCTTTGACCATGCCGCCTTTTTTCATGCCCATGGGCATGGTGCGCATTTTATCGAGCTGGGTGACAACAGGGAGACGGCTCGCCGGGGCGTTGGCGATCTGCATGCCCATGTTTCCGCGATTCATCATTTCTTCGACTCCTTCTTCATGCACTTGCCCATGGCTTTGCATTTTGCTGGGTTCGGACAGGTTGCGCAGGGCGCAAACTTTGGTGCCGGTTTCTTCGCCATCATTTCTTCCCCTTTTTCACGCCCTTGATAGAGCCCTTGTTTTCAGCGGCGTAGAAGACGCGAGCACCGGCCTCCTTGCCATACTGCTTGGCCATCGCGGCCTTAATCTTTTTGCCTTTAGCGTTCAGTGGCATGTCAGCACTTCCATGCGCGCAGGCTCTTATTGATCCTGCTGTTG